GGGGGGGGGGGGGGGGGGGGGGGGTGGGGGGGGGGGGGGGGGGGGGGGGGGGGGGGGGGGGGGGGAGTTTGTTCTCCGCGGTTCAGAGATCGCGGCGTAGGGCATAGGGCGGCGGGCGTTGACGCCTGTGCGGGCAGCGTTAGGGTGCGGGGATGAAATGGTTTTTGCTTTGGCTCGGCTTGGTCGCGTTGGCAGGGGCGGCGGTGCCGGCAGGAAAGGAGGCGCGCGTCGAGCAACTTAAAAAAGATTTCCCGCGGGCTTTGGCGCCGGGGGCGGTCGAGAAGATGCACCCGGTGTCGCGCGAATGTTTCGAACATTTTGCGAAGCTGGCCGAAGAATTACAGGCGGCCCAGTTGTCGAAGCAGAGCGTGCGCCTAGCGGCAGCGGTGGACCGTGAATTGTCGGCGGCGGACAGCGCCGCGCGCAATGGGGAAAATCCTTTCGGGGCTGCCGGGCGATCGGCGGCAAGGTTTAATGCGCGGTGGTTGCGGGAGAAGGTGTCGCCGTGGGTGCGGCGGGTGGCGGCCGAGGCGAGACGCTAGGCGGCGGCGTAGTGCGGGATGGGGCGGACTATCGAGCCGGTGCGGATCCGGTAGGACTTGCAGCGCACGTCGCCTGCAGCGACCGCTCCGCCGAGGATGCGCGAGGTGTGGCGGTGCTGGAGTTTCCATTGCTTGGCCCACTGCGCCGTGGTTTTCCAGCCGGGCGGGATTTTGTCAGGGCGGGGGAGGAAGTCGGTGGGTTTCATTGGCTCGGGCTTCTTTCTCTTTCCTCTTTCTCTTTCTTCTTTCGTCAGGTGGTTCGGAGGGGAGAAAGATTAAGAGAAAGAGGAAAGAGAAAGATTGGGTTACAGCTTGAAGAGGCTCGCGAGGTGGGTCTGGCCGCCGAGCACGGGAACATTCAGGTGGAGGAAGGCGCCACTCGGGGCCACGAGTTGGACCGCGTAGCCTTGCGTCCAGTTCGTGGGCGCGGTGTGCTGCCAGAGGGGCTGCATTTCGCAGAGGCAACCCGGGTTCCATGAGCCGATGACGCCGGTGCCGACCATGCGGATGATGTCGCTCTGGGCGCGGTGGGTGTGGGCCGAGACACAGTTGCCGCCGATGCGGGCAATCGTGGCGGCCACGGCGTTTTTGGCGGTGCTGATGCCGTGGAAGAAAAAACACTTGCCGCGTTTGATCACGCCGGGGACGGGGAGCTGATCGTAGAACTCACCCTGGCGGCGATAGGGGATGCCGCGCTCTTTGAGTTTTAGGAGGAACTCGGGGGCGACGAGCCGCCGCAGCATTTCGGAATCGGATTTGTGGCGGAGGGTTTGCGTGACGGCCCACGTCTCGACGCGGCGCTCGTGGTTGCCTTCGATGTATTCGCAACTCGCACCGGGCGCCGCGGCAGCGACTTCGTCAAGAAAGGCGTTGGCGTGGGCGATGTCCGTTTCGTAGCTGTAGGCCGTTTCCGCGACGTAGCCCATGACGTGGTGCTGGGCGAGGAAGCCGCCGCAGTCGACGTGATCGCCAAGGAAGATGATTTCATGGGGGGCGAGGGTTTTTAGATCCGCGAGAAGGGCCGAGACCGCGGCACGGTCGATCTTGGCGCCGTGGGTATCGGGGATGAGGACTCGGACGATGTCACCGGCTTGGCGGTGGCGGGCGGTGCCGGGGCGGGGTGGGGCGACGCGGATCTTGCGCGCCTGGGCGGCGGAGTCGACGGCGGTGGCGAGTTGGTTTTTAGTGCGAACCAGCTCCGAGCGCAGGGCCGCGATGGTCTTTTCGTGGGCGGCGGTGCGGAGGGTGGTGGGAGACATACAGGGGAGAAATCGGAGGGTGTCACAGAGCCGAGCCGGAGCTCTGACACAGAGGGCACGGAGGCGCCAGGCGCGCCAGTTGAAGGATCAAAAATTAGGTTGAAGACTCTGTGGGCTCTGTGGGCTGGGCTCCGGCTCGGCTCTGTGAAACGGTTTGGGTCAGTCGTCGTGGCGGCGGCGCCAGATCAGGATCCACTTGGTGACGACGTAGCCGAGGGTGGCTAGGCCGACGAGGAGCGAGATCGCAGCGTTAATGTCGTTGAGGCCGAGGGTGGCGAGGAGACCGGCGCCGGCGATGAAGGGGGTCGTGTCGTTGTTCACTTTGCGGCGAGTTCGGATTCCAGGGCGGTGATGGTGTGAAGAGCTTTCGAGACCCACTCGGGCGAGGCGCGGGCGACAACGGCGAAGTCGTGATCGGCAATCAAAGCGGACGTGGCATCTCGAGGCTGGCGCACCGGGACAGCCGTGCAGCCGCTACTGAGGAGGAGCAGGAGGGCCCAGAGCTTTGTCGATGGCGGCTTCATTGCGGGCGTTTTTTGCGGCTTCGGTTTTGGCGGCGGCGCGGGCACGGCTCGCGGCGGCAATCTGCTCAAGGAGCTTGGGCAGCGCGGAAAGGAGGGCCGCGAGCAGATTGATCACGGCCGTGATCATGGGATCAGGCCGACGGTGCGGATTTTTTCGACCAGACAGACCAGACCGCGACGATCACGGTGCCGATGGCGGCGGTGCTTTCGGGCGACATCAGGCCGGTGATGTCGATGCCCTTGCCGCCGAGGTAGCCGGCGGCACAGGCGAGGAGGGTGCGGAGGATGCCGGCGATGGTGGAGGCGTTCATGTTAGGGGGACGGATTGAGGGACTGAGGGACTGAGGCAGATTTTGCGGCTGCGGCGGCAGCTTCGGATTTTGCGGCCTGGTCTGCATCGTAGGCGGCTTTGACTTCGGCCAGCACCTTGGCGACGAGCTCGGCGGAGAGCGGCACGTTGATCACGCCGGACGTGTCGAGGCGCGTGGAGACCACCTGGCCGGCGCTGTCGAGGAGGGTGACGGTGGGATAGATCTGAAACGTGACCGAGCCGTCCGCGTTGATTGCGGCCTCGGCCTGCACACGGCCCGTCGTGATGACGGTCGTGACGCCGTTTTTCGTGGACGTGGCGAGGACGGCGGGGCTGGGTGCGTCGGCGGCGGAAACAGCGGATGCGCAGAACGCGACCGCGAGGAGTGCGAGAATGATGTTTTTCATGGTTGGGAAATTAGTTTACCTTCAGCGCGATCCAGTTGTAGGTCGAATCGTCGGAATTATGACCGTCAATCGTCGCGCTGCCCGCTGCGACCACCACGCTTGGGGCGTGGTCAAACGAGCCGCTTTTGGTTTTGATCGACATGACGATGACGGTGTTTACGTCGATTGCCGTGCTCGTGATCGTCCCGTTTCCGGCGACGAGCGTGACCGTTCCCGCTGCGGCGTTGGTGCCGGATTTGATAGAGACCGTCGTGCCAGCGGTGGACAGGCTCACCGCGCCCGCGAAGGTGGCGGCTTGGTCAAACGTCGTGATGTTCTTCGAGAACCGCGCAGAACGAACGGTGTCGATATAGATGTCAAAATCACCGCCCCACGAAGAATTTCGGCCAACGTCGAGCGTTAAGACACCTGTGTTCGTTTGGTGCCGAAGCGAGGCGTCGTAGTCAGACCCGTTGTAGAAAGTTAGACCGAATGGCGAGGTTGTGGTGACGTTGGACAGTCGCAGCTCAGGGAGCGCGCTCGACAAGGTGACGGTGCCCGCGAAGGTGGCGGCTCCGGTGCCTCGATCTACGCTCATCCACGTCGTATTCGTCGCGCTGCCAGAGCGCCGCGAGAAATAAAGATTCCCATCTGTTTTCTCAAGGATGCCGAATCCGTAATTGGTGCCGCCGAAGCTAAGGCCGGGAACAGTATCGGAACCCGCTTGAATGTTAATGCGACCAGCGGAGAAGTCCGCGCCCACAGCGCCAACGTTGATGTTGCCGACGGCCTGCACGTTTGCGCCAGCGATCATCGAGCCCCCGCCAATCGCCACGTTCGTCGCCGCCGTGCCGTTGCCGATGGTGAGTGCGCCGACGGTGCTGGAGGTGGCGGAGGTGGTATTTTGCAGGTTGAGAACGCCGGCGTTGCTGAGTGTTGCGACTGCCGAAGGCCCTGCGCCCGGAGTGCGGAATGTAAGCGTCCCGGTGTAGTCAAAGAAGCTATTCCCGGAGAAGTAAATCAGGGCCATCTGTGTCGAACCCGACTCCTGCAAACGCAGCACTGGGGTGGTTTTGTTAATAAACAAGTCTCCCCCAAAATACCCCGCCCCCGCGACCCCCACGCCACCCGCGACCTGTAGCGCGCCGCTCGTCGTGCTAGACGCTGCCGTGGTGCCTGCGACGTAAAGGCCGCCCGTGCCGACCGTAGAAGATGCCAGAGTGCCGATGGTGACATACGAACCGTTTCCTTGGAGCGAGAGCGGATAGTTGGTTGCCTGATTCGCGGTGTCATGCACCTGAATCCAGCCGGGGAAAGGTGAGGCGTCCGACTTTACACCGATGTCCAGCGCGACGTTGTTAGTGTCGAACGCCCGGAACGCGGCGGTTGAAGTGGTGCCGCTGCTCGCGGGCGAGACGCCTACCTTGAGGGCTGACACGCGTGCGCCGCTGTCGGTCGTGCCGCCGATTAGGAGGTTGCTGCCACTGCTGAGAGTAAAGGCATTGGCATTCCCGACGCGCCAATTCATCGAACCGCCGGTGTTGATGTTGAACACCAAATTGGAGTTCGTCGCATTCGCCGCTATATTGAACCCCGTAGCAGAATCAGCCAGCGTGCCGTTGCCAAATAGGAGCCCCGCATAGGTGGCGGTCATCTGACCCGCCCTAATGTAAGACGGACCGGCAAAGGTTGTAAGAATCGAGCCTGTCGCCCCCTGACCCAGCACCAGACTCGCGCCCGTGCTGCCGCCTGCGAGGGTGAGGTTGGTGGCGGTTCGGCCCGTGAGGCTGTTGGCCGTGATGCCGCCGGCCGTGCTCACCGTCATCGGCGTGCTGGTGCCGACGCGCAGCGACTCGCTGCCAAGGGCCCACTTGTTTGTCATTGTGACCAGAGATCCGGCGGTGGGCTCGCGGAAGTAGGCCGTGATGTAGTCGGTGAACGTTGTCGCATTGCTGGCCGCAATCGTGTTGCCCCCGAGGACGTCGGTGTAGGCGGCGGCCACGGTGCCGGTGCTCGTGGTGTCGGTGAGCGTGGCCGTCACGCCTTTGATGCGGACGCCGCTGGTCGTCCAGGCGGCGCTGGAGATGTTGCCGGAGAGCGTGAGGCTGGTGGCCGTGGCGGCGCCGAGAATCGGAGTTGTGAGCGTGGGGCTGGTGAGGGTTTTATTCGTGAGCGTTTCGCTGCCGGTCAGGGTCGCAAGGGTTCCGGTGGTCGGGAGGCTGACGGTGGTGTTGCCGCTGAGGGAGACGCCGAGATTGTAAGCGCCCACGGTCGTGACGTTGCCGCCAAGCGTGATCGTCTTTCCGGTGTTGGCGACTCCGGTGCCGCCGTTGGCCCCGAGCACGATGCCGCCCGCGGCGGTCGCGAGGTTGTTTCCGCTGATAAACGTCGCGGCGGAGGGGCGGAAGAGGACACCTGTCGTGGGATCGGCTTGGACGTTGGCGGGTTGCGAACGGAGGGTGCCCACGGAACACACGGAACACACGGAAAGCCACCAAACGATGGAGAGGAAACGGTGCATTGAGGGGAAAAAGATTAAGAGAAAGAGGAAAGAGAAAGAGGGCTCAGATGAGCTGCCAGTAGACGGGATTGAGGGTCGCGTCGCTGTTCGTCGGTTTGATTTTGCCGAGGGCGAGATCCGTCGCGGCGATGTAGGTGCCGATGAGTTTCCACTGGCGGCCGACGTTGCCGTCGCTGGTGAGGATGATGCTGCCGACGGGGTAGCTGGTGCCGCCGGCTTCCTGGCCGTCGAGGGTGGTGGCGCCGCCACCGGTGAGGCTCGTGACGCCGGAGACGTTGATCACGTAGCCGGCACGGGCCGCCGGGGTGGTCACGTAGCTGATGGGCGTGAGGTCTTGAGTCGTGCCAGCGAAAACAGGGGCGGAGATCTGGATCGTGATCAGGCCGCGGGTCTCGGTCACGCCGGCCGTGGTCGTGCGGATCTGCAGCGTGAACGGCGCCGGGCGGGCCATGCGGCCGCGGTTGCAGGCGGCGGCCAGGGCGTTGGTGTTTAGCGCCAGGGTGGCTAGGCGGGTGCTGCCGCTGATGGTCGAGCTGAGCGTCGAGGCGTAGAGCGTGCCTCCGTTGGGGTCAGGATCGCCGAGGCCGAGGGCGAGCGTGGTGCTGGCATCGGTGACCCAGGAGGAGTAGGTGCCGGCGGTGTCGTCGATCGAGGAGAGGACAATGGGCTCGCCGGTGTCGCCCTGGACGAGGGTCTCGAGTTTGTCGGTGATGCGGTCGATGGCCGCTTGGTTGGCCGCGAGCGCGGGGTTGGCCAGGGCGGTGAGGAGGGCTTGGGCGTCCGCGAGCGTGGTGGCGGCGTAATCGAGGTAGCCTTTGACGAGGTAAATGGTCATGTGCGCTGGGAGACCGGGAGGGGTCTATCGTGCGCGGGGTGTCAACGGGGGGGATACGGATGGGGCCACAGTTTCTTTCTCTTTCCTCTTTCTCTTAATCTTTCTTTGGTTTGGTGGCTTTTCCCTGACGAAAGAGAAAGATAAAGAGGAAAGAGAAAGAGGGGGAATCAGAGCTTCGGAACGAGCCTGTTCAGGGCGGCGCGGCGCTCGGCGCAGGAATTGCACCCGACGAGGTGCGTGCCGAGCGCGGCGTCGCTCGCGCGGGCGATGGGTTCGGCGAGGAGCGCGACCAGATCGCCGAGGCCGCGGGGCTTGGGCGGGGCAGGCTGCGCGGCTTGGTGGGCGGCATACTCTTCGGCGGTGACGCTGACGTAGCGGCCGGCGCGGGGGATCAGGAATCGTTTTTGCATCAGCATTCGATGCTGTAGGTCATGTAGGTAGTATCGAAGCCAGCGCAGCCGACCGTTACGATCACTTCGATGGATGTGGTGCCGGCGGGGATGCTCAGGGTGCCAGCGTAGGAAACAACACAGCCGCTGGAGTGAACCAGCGAGCCGCCGACCTTTACGTCGACCTGCATCGTGTTGTTGCACGAGTAGCTGAGGCTGACCGTCTGCGCGCAGGGAAATTGCCCCGTCACATCCCAGGTGTCATCAGTCCATAGCGTATAGGGGCCGATCAGGGTGCTGTTGGTATTGCTCAGGGCGGAGGGAAACCAAGTAAGACACGCGGGGCAGACGATCGTGATGACGAGGGTGTTTCGGGCGTAACAGTAGGTCGAGTCGTAGGCAGTGATCTGGACGTTGAAGGTGCCAGGGGCCGTGGGAGTGCCGCTAATGACGCCAGTGCCGGAGTCGTAACTTAACCCCGAAGGGAGGCCGGTGGCGAGGTAGGCAATGGGCGTGCCGCTCGAGGTGATCGTGTAGGTGGTGAAGGCCGTGGCCACGGTGCCAGAGGCGGTGAGGCTGCTCGTGATTGTGGGCGGGCTGGAGACCGTGAAGGTGAAGCTGGTGTTGGAAGATCCGCATGCGTTGGTCACGGTGATCGTGACACTGCCGGAGCTCGTGCCCGATGGAGTGCCGGTGATGAAACCGGTGCTGCTGTTGATGCTGACGCCGGCAGGGAGTCCAGAAGCAGACCAGGTCGCGCCCGTGAGACGGGAGCCGGAATAACTCCCCCAGGATCCGGCTTCGCCAACGCAGGCCGGGTTGCCTTGGCTGTAGGATGTGATCACTGGCGCCGCGGCAGCGCAGGGCGCATCTACCGCGCAGTCTTGGCAGTAGGCACAGCCACCGAAGCCTAGGATATAGCCGGCCATCAGGAGCGGAGGATAGTGATCGTCGTGTTGCTGCCCGCGTTGCAGTAGACGACGTTCTGGCGGGTGAGGCCACTCGTGAGCGTTTGAAGGGCAGAAATGTTGGCGATGATGCCCGTGAGGTCGGTGTTGCCGCCGGAGCCGCCGCCAGTGAAGATGCCGTTGCGTTCGGAGATCGTGACTGTGATGCCGTTGGCGCCTTGGAACTGCGAGAGGAGGTCAACGATCGCGTTGTGCTTTTCCGCGAAACTCGCAAAGGCCAAAGGACACTCGGTGATGCGAAGGGCGTCGAGGCTCATGGTCTTACTTTGCCTTCACAAGGCGGGTGGTGCGTTCGTAAATGTTGCCGAGATAGCGGGTGCGGTCGCTCGGTTGCACCACGATCAGCGTGCCGGCCGAGATCATGCTTTGGTAAAGGGAAGTGGAGGGGATGGTCGTGCTAACGAGGTATTGCGTCTCGGTGGGGACGCCGGCCGTGATCGGGGAGAAGGCTTTGATCTGGGGGAGGTCTGTGTCGAGGGTGGTCTCGGAGCTGAGGGCGTAATCGTGGAGGACAAAGGAATCCACGGCGTCGGTGGTGGGGAGGTCGCGGCCTTTGTTGCCTTTACGAACGGTGCCGGTGGGGCCGCTAAAACTGCCGGTGCCGGGTAAGATGCCAGGGATGGTCACGTTGACGCCGGAGGAGGCGTAAAGCGCCGGGGTCGTAAAGGTGACGTGGTAGTTTTGCGAGGCGCGGACGTAATTCAGGTCGAAGTAGACGTCGTCGCCGGAGGTGATCGCCGTGGCGTTGGTGTTGACGCTGTAGTTGCTGGCGTTGGCGACGATGTTGGAAACGGGAAACGTGTTACCAAGGGCGTAGACGGCGGTGAAGGCGGGGAAAGCGTAAGCGTAGGTGCCGCCGGGCTCGGACCAAGAGGCGGGAATCGTGGCCCAGAGGCGCGTCCACGAGCAGAGGCCGCCGCGTTCGTCGGTAAATCCGACGTCATCGATGAAGTAGGCGGTGAGGGCGCCGTAGGTGAGGGTGGTATTGGCCGCGGGGCGGGTGTAGTCGGCGCGGAATTGTTTGAAGACCGCTTTGATCAGGACGTGGGTGGGCTCCGCAGCGCCGAGGGGGTATTCGGTGACATAATCTCCGTCTTGGGTGGCAGCCGTGAACGAGGGTTGTCCAGCGCCAAGTTTTTGATAGATGGTGCTCATTTAGATTCTGATTTAGAGGAAGTTTTTTTCTTCCCCGGTTTTGTTGGCTCCAAGTTTTTCTCGATGGCTTTGAGGGTTTCGTTGGCTTTGACGAGCTGGCCGCCGAGGTCGTTGGCATCGCCTTTGGCAACAGAGCTGGTGCTATCGCCGACCTTTCGGCCGGCAGCCTTGAAGTCGCGGTTGGCTTGGGCGGTGAGTTGGGCGACGAAGGCCGGGGAATTGCCGGAGCGGATGGCGCTGTTGGCCTGGGCGAGGCGGGCGGCGCCGCGGTCGGCGATGCGTTCGCGTTCAGAGCGGCGGCCGACGGTGCCGCCGGTGAGGCCTTGGCCGAGGCTGGAGAGGGCGCCGCTTTGTTCTTCGCGGGCTTGCTTGTTGAGGAGCGCGAGGGTGTTGCCGATGCCCGTCTGCTGCATGCGGTTTTCCTCGGCTTCGGGGCTGAGCCGGCCTTTGCGTTTGACGATCACATCATACTCGCGGCGGAGGGCGTTCAGTTTTTGCTGGGCTTTGGCGCGGTCGCCGGCGTCGGCGAGCTCGAGGGCGGCGGCTTCCTTTTGGGCGCGGCTGGTGCGGGCGAGGTCAGAGAGGCGGTCTTTGATCGTTTTATTGTGGAGCTGTTCAGCGATGACGATGTCGGCGATGGCGTTGCGGTTGGCTTGGAGGACCGAGGGGAGAGCGCCTTGCTTGCGGAGGTTTTGGCCTTCGATCTCGAGGGCGTTGCGGCGTTCGGCAAACTTGCGGCCTTCGGCGGCATCCATGAGCTGGAGCTGGGCGAGGGCGCGGGCGGAGACGGCGGAGCGTTGGAGGGCTTCGGTGCGGCGGTTTTCCTCGAGGACGGCAATCTTGGTGGCCGTGGCCATGTCGTCTTGTTTCTTAATGAGTTCGTCGAGGGCGGTCTCGGCGTTGGAGAGTTCTTCGCGGTTGGCTTCGGTGACGAAGCGGAGGGGGTTGGCGTTGAGTTGAGCGACGGGCGCGCGTTGTTTCTCGATGTCGGTGTTGAGGTCGTTGACCTGCTTGACCTGCAGTTCGAGTTCGCGAGTGGGGCCGCCGAGGGCACCGAGCCATTTGAAGGTGTTTTCGCGGAGCTGGTCGGTGAGAGTGGCGACGGCTTTGGCGCGTTCGGCGGCGTGCTTAAAGGGGGCGATCACCATGTCGGTGATGGCTTGGACGGAGTTGATGCCGATGCCTTGAAAGATGCCTTTCATCGCATCTTTGAGGCCGAAGCTTTTTTGGATGCGGGCGCCGGCCGCGGCGGCCACGGACTGAGCACCGACAAAGGCTTTGCTGAGGGCGGAGGTGTCGGCGCCGATTTTGAAGCGGATTTCGCTAGATGCTGCCATGGGGGGAGGGGGATGGGTCGGAATTTTTAACCGCGGATGGCGCGGATTCAGCGGATAAAGGCACCGTGGGCGGGGTTTTATTCGCGTAATCGGCGTAATCCGCCGTGGTTTGGGGCTGGCGGGCGGCGGCGTTGAGCTGGTTCACGCGGTCCATGCAGCGGTTGCGGAGGCTGTCGAGTTCGGTGTAGTCCTTTTCCGTGGACGTGCGCTCGCGCAGGGTGCGCTGATACTGGGCAAGCCGAGGGAGCGGGGTGTGCGCCAGGAGCAGGCCACTCATGGGATCGAGGTGGCCGATGTCGCTCGCCACCTCGACGAGGAGCGGGGCGAGGAAGTAGGTTTTGGACTCGGGAGCAAAAGCCGAAGACGCGGAAGACTCGGAAGACGTGGAAGACTCGGAGGAGCCAGGGAAGTCGGCGAAGATGCGGCCGGTGTAGTCGAGGATGGCGGTGAGCTGGGCGTCGGCCGGGGTGGTGGCGAGGCGGCGGAGGAAACGGGCGCGGCGCCAGAGGTTCGCAAAGCTGGGGGTGTGATCGTTGAGCGCGGCGAGTTGCCAGAGGAAGGCGGCGGAATCGAGGGCGGTGATGTCGGCCAGGGGGGCGCCGCAGACGTAGGGATTGTCGAGGGCGTCGAGGTGGAGCAGATCGGCGGGGGTCATCTGGCGGAGCTCTTCGCCGCAGACAGTGAGGGTGATGTCGAGGAAGGCTTCGGTGCGGCGCTCCGCCTGGACGCGGCGGGTGGCGGAAACGGCGGGGGCGAACTCGGCGGCCCAGACGGTATCAAAGGTGACCATGAAGAAGGAGGAGTTGCCCACGAAAAACACGAACTACACGAAAGGTTCGGAGTTTGGTTTCGTGTGTTTGGTGTGTTTCGTGGGAAAAAATCCGGGTAGTAAAAAGCCCCCGTCCCCGACTCGTGCGGGAAGCGGGGGCTCGATGGCGCGATCTGAAGGTGGAGGCAGACTTAGACTTTTTCGCGGAAGGTGATTTCCACGACGTCGAAGTCGCGCTGCTTTTTCGGAAAGCTGATTTCAGTGAAGAAAAAGGTGTTGGCGCTCGCCCCAGGGCGGAGGACGCGCGTGAACTCATCGAAGGGCTGGGGCGCCACGACGTTGGCATTGGCGAGCTGGAGCGTGCCGCGGCCGGTGATGGCTTCCATGCCGCCGAGGGCGCCGTTGGGGTTGCCGACGTTGTCTTTGCGGTCAGCGAGCCACGTGCCTTGCGTGGCGGAAAAATCTTCCGCGATGAAGCCGACACCGTTGGCGGCGCCGCTGGAGGGGGTCAGGACAAAGGTGCCCCAGGCGTAGGTGGAGGTGGTGTTGTAGGTTAAAGCCATGTGTTAGCGGGGGAGGGTTGTGAGTGGAGCGGGTGTCAACGCGCGGGTTGGCTCTTTCTCTTTCTTCTTTCTCTTTCCTCTTTCGTCAGGATCTCGGAGAGAGAAAGATTAAGAGAAAGAGGAAAGAGAAAGAGGGCGGGCCCCTACTGGGCAGCCGCATAGACGGCGGCGGGGATCATGAACTCGACGGTGAAGGTGCGGGTGGTGCGGTCGGTGTCGGCTTTTTCGTCTTCGGTGGGCGCCGTGCCTTCGTCCTCGAGGTCGAGGATCACCAGACCCGAGCAGGCGGCGGTGGTAAACGTCTGCGCGGGGCGGCTGCAGAGGTAGCCGATCCGGCCCAGGGCGGCGGCGTGGTTGTCGGTGGTCTGCTGATCGTTGCGCGCAGTGATCACCGTGAACGCGAGCTGGCCGCGGTGGTGGTTGTAGAACGGGGTCTGGACGTTGGCGATGGCGGCGAGCTCCATGTGGTCGCTCGCGCGGGCGAAGCCGGTGGCGGCGATCTCCACGCGGTTGATGTTCTGCTGGGCAAACTCGCGCGGGGTGTAGACCGGGAACGGGAAGGCGACGGGGGCATCGGCGCGGAGGATCGTGGCCGCGGCGTTGGCGAGAAGATCCGCGGGGGTGAAGAGTTGGGCGAGGGTGAGCGGCATGAGGGGGGGGGATTGGTTCTTTCTCTTTCTTCTTTCTCTTTCTTCTTTCGTCAGGAGTTCGGAGGGAGAAAGATTAAGAGAAAGAGGAAAGAGAAAGATTACGCAGCGGTGCGGAGGACTTCGACAAAGGGGTAGGCTTTGGCGGCGGTCTTGGCGCTGAGGAAGGTGCCTTCCTCGAGGTTTTTGCGGAAATAGCCGAGGCGGCCGGCGATCACGCCTTGCAAGGTGCGGTCCATGAAGAGCGGGCCGAGCTTGGGGTAGCGGTTGATCAGGGTGAGATAAAACCCGCGGGCGGTGTCGGAGACTTGGCCGGTGCCGTTTTTGTAGTGCTGACCATTTGACGCGAGGGCGGCGCGGGCTTTGGCAAGGCCGGCCGCGCTGAGCGAGCCGCCGCCTTTGACGGTCTCAAGGCGGAGGCCAAGGTCGTCGGCGATCTGGACGATGGATTGGCGCGAGAGGCCGCCGGCGCGTTTGGCGGCGGCGATGGTGGCGCGGTAGTGGGCGCGGAAGGACTCGACAAAGCTCGAGACCGCACCCCAATCGGCAGGCGCGATGTGTTTGCCTTTGGAAAAGCCGGAGCCGTAAACGTCTTGAAAGCCGCGGCGGCCGCCGGCGGATCCGGCGCGGCGCGTGCGGTAGTAAACTTTGCCGAGGCTGCCGCGGACGCCGAGGTTGATCGAGGCGCGGCCAGGGGTGGTGCGGCCTTTCATGAAGGGCCAGCCGGCGGCGCGGTAGGCTTGGCGATTGGCCTGGAGGAGGCCGCGGCGAGCAAGTTTGGTGGCGGAGGCGACTTTGGTGCGGCCGGCCCAGGTCTTGAGGATGACGCCGGCTTCGGCGCGGGCCCAGATGTTGACGGAGGTGCCGACGGCGGCCGCGATCACCCGGCCGGCTTCGCTGAATTTGCGGAGTTCGGTTTCGTCGAAGCCACTCGATTCGCTGGCGCTCATCTTCGAAGTTTAAGTCGGAAGTTTAAGTTGAACAGGATCAGGTGCCGGGGACGCAGGTGAGGTGGTAGTGGAGCGGGCCGGGTTTGACGGCGGTGAGCGTCCAGGTGGCGCTGCGGGCCGTGAGCTTGGGGCGCGTGGCCGCTGTGGGCGCGGTCGTGAATTGGGCCGCGGTGAGTGTGATCATGAGCACGCGTTGCGATTCGTAGCCGGCGGCGCCAGGGGGCAGCAGGTTTTCCATTTCCTCGACCACGCCGGTGTAATCGGTGCCACTGAGCGTGATGGTCTCGCCGAGGATGGATTCGGCTTGGAGGGCAGCAGACGCGAGGGTGGTCGAGAGGTAGGAATCCATGGGGGGGACGGCGGCGCCGCCAGTTTAAGGGCGGAAGTTTAAGTTTAAGAAAAGGGGGCCGGCGTCCTAGGCTTAGACGATGGAAACCGCGGCGGTCCCCAGCGGGGATCGAGACCCGCATTTCCGGTAAAGGAGCTGAGAAGGAAAAGCCCCGGCCCCGCTAAGCAGGACCGGGGCAGGGCACGAATGAACTGGGCTGGCAATAGAGGCCGCGGTGTCAAACACCGCGGCCTCTAGTTTAAGTGAGAAGTTTAAGTGGAAGTGGGCAGCGGCGCGGGCGTTGACCTTAAACTTAAACTTCTGACTTCAACTGGCACGAAGCGCGCAGTGAGCCAAATCGATTGGCGAAATCTCTGGCGCGCGCGCAGTGCCATTGGCGCGGAGCGTCGAGAACTCGGCGCAGAGGGTTTGGGTGACGTGGATTTGCGCTATCTCGAGGCGGGCGAGGAGGAGGGTTTCGGGGTGGAAGGGGGCACGGTAGCTGCCGAGGAGTTCGGGGATCTTCGCGTAGACATCGAAGTAGGCGCGGGCGGCCGCGGGGCCCATCACTGCAAAGCGGTCGTTGAGACCACCGAAGCGGCCCCACCAGGGCGTGAGGACTTCGTCTTCCCAGACGGTGGAGGCGTGGGACTCGTAGGAGTGAAACCAAAGGTCAGGACGCAGGCGGATATTCGTTGAAAACGAAAAAGCGAGCTTGGGCCGGAGAGCTTGGAAGTGATCCCAGACGGCGGCTTGATAGTAGTGCTGGAGGAGAAGCTGGTGCGCCGGGGCGGCGTTGGCGTAGGGGGCTTGGTGGTAGGCGCGCGAGAGGAGCGGGGTGAGCTCGGCCGTGAGGTCGGGGTCGGTGAGGCGCTGGACGTGCACACGGTCGGCACCGTAGTCAGCGATGAGGGGCGCGAGGATTTCGTCGACGTCAGGCTGGTCTTGGATCGTGAAGAAGAAGTGCGGATCGATGACGTGGCGGAGGACGTGCCAGCGTTGCGTGGGGTAGCAGGCGGCGAAGGTGCGGAGTTGGCCGGAGATCAGAATTGCTGTGCTCATGGTGAGAGGGAAGGGGTTTGGAGTTCGGAGGATTCGGAGGGTGTCACAGAGCCGAGCCGGAGACCTCACAGAGGGCACGGAGTTCGGAGAAATACTTCGGAGGAGATCGGAGGGAGGCGGAAGAGTTCGGAGGGTTCGGACTCTGGCTCGGCTCTGTGGGCTGGGCTCCGGCTCGGCTCTGTGAAACAATCAGTTTTGCTCGCCGAGGCGGGCAATGGCGGCGGGGTCGAAGGTGACCGAGCCGGCGGGGAGGCCGGCGCCGCCGTGGGGATAGGTGGGCTCGTAGTGGTAACGCTCGACGCAGGTGAAGTGGTCGAGGGGGCAACGCGTGGAATGAAAAATGCCGCGGCGTTCGGACTTGGGGGTGTCCACCTGGCGGGCGTTGTCTTCGATAATGAACGTGATTGGCAGGTCGTTCGATTCGGCGAAAAGGGCGGCTTCGTAGTAGTGGCCCTCCTCCTCGGCACCGTCGCCGAGGAAACACCAGACATGAGGGCGAGGGCCGAGCGTGAGCGCGGAGGCAGCGATGTCCCAGGCGACGCCGGCGGCGATGCAGCAGGTGCCGGCGAGGATGGAGCTGGTGAGAAAATTGTGCTCGCGGCTGTAGATGAACATGCTCCGGCCGGCGAGGATCTCGGCCTCGAGGTGGTCGGCCGGGATGCCTTTGAGCAGGGCGTGGTAGTGGTTGCGGTGCGTCGAAAAAACCCAGTCTTGCGGGCGGACGCGCGAGAAGATGTCGAGGAGTTGCTCTTCGTTGCCACCGCTGAGGTGGATCAGGCAGGGGAGCTGGCCGGCGGCGAAGTGCGAGACGATGCGGGATTCGAAGGCGATGAGGTCAGAGGAGGTCATGAGTTCGGAATTTTTTAACCGCGGATGGCGCGGATTTGGCGGATAAAGGCAGAGTGGTCTGAGGTTTTATCCGCGTAATTTGCGTAATCCGCGGTCAAACGGTTTGGGGCATTTCGATCATGATGCGGCCGGCTTCGCCTTGGCGGACGAGATCCAGGGCGGTGTTGATCTTCACCAGGGGCAGGCGGTGCGTGACGAGGCGCTCGAGGTAGAGGGACTCGACGGCGGTCAGGTAGCGGGGGAGGTCGAGGTCGGGACGGAAGCCGCCGCCTTGCGTGGCTTTGATCGTCTTGCCCTCGCCATCAAACAGGTGGCGGGCGTTGGAAATGCAGACGGGTTTGGTGGGCGCCGGCTGGCCAATCATCACGTAGCGACCGGAGGGGGCGAGGTGGGCGAGGGCGTTTTCCATCGCCGCGGGGGCTCCGGTGGTGTCGAGGATGAGGTCGAAGTCGCCGGTGATGGCTTCGTCGGTAAGGTTCACGAAGTCGGCGCCGGCACAGCGGGCGGGGCTGCGTTTGCGTTCGTTGGTGTCGCAGGCGCAGAGGCGCGTGGGGACGGCAAGGTGCAGCGCGGCGAGGAGCGCCAGGCCAAGGCCGCCGACGCCGAGCACGAGCACGGATTGGCCCCAGCGGACTTCGCTCTCGATCGTGGCGAGGGCCGTGGAGAGGCTGCACCCGAGAAGGGCGCAGAGGGCGGGATCGGTGTCGGCGGGGACGGGGGTCAGGCGGTTTTCCGAGCAGATGGAGGGGGTGGCGAGGGTAGTCACCCGACCACTCGTGAACGAGCGGTCGGGCGCCAGTGGAAGTGGGAAGTTGGAAGTTGAAGAGTCGGAGAGGCGGTAGCGGGGGATGGGGGACTCGAGGCCGGCGGCTTTGCGCCAGTGCATCACGACCTTGTCGCCGGGTTTGACGCGCGTGACGGCGGGGCCGACTTCTTCCACGATGCCACAGCCTTCGTGGCCCATGAGGTGCGGCAGCGGGCCGCCTTTTTCCCCGCGGATCTCCTGGAGCTGGGCGCCGCACAGGCCGGAGACAAGCACGCGGACGAGGACTTGGCCAAACTCGAGGGGGCCGGCGGGGGCGATCTCGGCGAGGACGAGGGGGGCGTTGTGCGCGGTGAGGAGGGCGGCGTGCATGGAAATCACCAGAGGTCTTTGTATTCCACGACGGCGCAGGCTTGGCCGTTTTCGGTGGCTTGGGCGGCTAGGGCGTAGGTCGAAGCGATCGCGTCGGTGTGGTGCAGGGTGAGCACAGGGAACGAGACTAGGGCGCGGAGGGCGTAGGTGACGTCTTGGGTATGCGTTGCGCCCGTAAAGAGGGGCTTTTGCATATTGCCGACGGTGATGCGGAGGATCACGCCGGGGGTGAATTGGCCGCGGCTGAGGGTCGCAAGTTTGTCGAGGTGGTTTACGATCGCGTCCATCGCGTTGAGGACGAAATCGGCTCGCTCAAAATAGACGACGGGCTTGCGGCCGCGGAGGGCGGCGCCGATGGCGAGGCCGGTCATGAGGTTTTCGGCGACGGGGGTCTCGAGGAGTTGGGCGGTGGGCACGCCGGAGAGGGTGCCAGCGGCGCGGCCGTGGGTGAGGCCATAGCCGATGAAGAGGCGCGCGGGATCGGCGGCGAGGGCCGTCATGGCGGCGGTGAGTTGGGTTTTGTAATTCATCGGAAGGAGCGGAAATCAGAGGAGGCCGCGGTCTTTCAGGATTTAGGGGACGAGGCTGAGGTGGTTCGCGTGCACGGTGTGCTCCGGAAGGATGTCCACGCGCTCGGTGTCGAGGAGGAGGATGCGGGTTTTGATGGTGTCCGCGTTCCAGATATTGAAGGTGGGCCACAAGGGGCCCGTAGGGACGCCGATGATGGCGTCGACGTGGTCGGAACTCAGGCGGCCGATGTCGGTCACGCTGGAGCCGAGGTCTAGGGTGCAGAGGGCGTCGGGTGTGCGACTGGGGGCCGTCGTGTAGACGGTGTGGCCGGCGGCGTGGAGGAGGGCGATGATGCGGTCGAAGCCCTCGTGGGAGAAACTTTGGAACTGGCCCGATTGCGGGGCGCTGTTGACCACGAGGATTCCGCGGAGGCCGGTGTAGGCTTGGGTGCGGGGTGCGAGCGCGGGGTAGTCGAAGAGGAGGTCGCGGGGATCAGCGCCGGCGAAGGGGCAGGCGAGGCCGAGCGAGCGGCTGAGGTTCGCGAAGTGGCGGTGGTAGATCGCGACGAAATCGTGGCGGTCGGGCTGGTGGTAGAACCAGCCGGAGGCGCCCAACCAAGTGTCGAGCCGGGGCGCCCGTTGAAGGGGGGATGTTGAAGTTGAAGAACTGAGATCGGAGAGACTGAGGTTGGGGAGGTCGGCGGTGAGGGGGGCGAGTTGGGTGAGGTAGGTGGCGGGCGCGGCGTGGGTGAAGTGGATCTCGGGATACGCTTTCGCTTGGGCGCGGAGGTAGTGGAGGGAGAAGAAATTGTCGCCGAGGTGGTAGGCGTTGAAAGTAGAGACGACGCGGCCCAAGGCGGGCGTGTCGAGGGGCTGGCGGTGTTGAGCGATCATGGGATGACGCCAGTTTAAGGAGGGAAGTTTAAGTTGCAGGGGCCGGAGGCCGGTGACTGGGCTTTAGCTTTTTTGCTTTAACTTCGACTCGCCGTAGGCGTTGAGGGCAGCGGCGATTTTGGCGCGGTCCACGGCGGGGTTGTTCGACTCGATCATCGCGACCGTCGCGTCGACCAGCTCGGAGATCGCGGGCGGGAAGAGCAGGCGGCCGAGGTGGCGGAGTTTGATGTTGGTATCACCGACAACCTTGCCGCCGAGCTCGCGCCAGTATTCGCAGACCATCCAGTCTTCGCTTTGCCAGTTTTTCAGGCCGTCCTTTGGGTCGATGTCGCCGTGGACTCCCGAGGTAAAGTAGGCGTAGAACTTTTGGCCGGGCCAAGGGGTGTTCGGCGCACAGCGGTAGGGCTTGACGCCGGGGTGGGTGCGGAGATCGGAGAGGACGGAGCGGTGCCAGGCCATGCAACCGGTGGCGCCGTGCAGAAGGTCGATCAGGCCGGTCTCAGGATCGGGCTTGGACCCGGGGACGATGTTTGCGACAAAAGTGGGCTGGAGGCACTTCATCGCATAAAAGCCGCACACGAAGGGATTGCCTTTCTGGAGGTGGACGTAGAGGCGCATGATGTCGCTCGGGTCCATGGGGATGTCGGCATCCCACCAGAGGCAGAAGGTGGTGGTGTTTTCGCGTTCCCACATATTCGCGAGGACGTTGCGGGCGCGGTCGATGTGGGAATCGTTTGGCAGGCTGAGGCGGTGCGAGATGAGCGACATGAGCTCGACAGAGCCGTCGGGCTGGCGGAACCAGGCGCGGGCTTCGCGGCAGGCGGTGAGGCTGTTGTGGTAATACTCCGTGAGGGAGTAGTCGTAGCAGGGGGTGAGGATCGTGATGCGGTCGCGGGCATCGAAGATCTGGGCGCCAGCGGGGGGGGTGAGGGCGGGCTGAGCCGCCGCGGGGAGTGCGGGAGTGTTCATGCGTGCATGAGCGGGCGCGGTGTCAAGTGGGGGCCGGCTCTTTCTCTTTCCTCTTTCTCTTTCCTCTTTCGTCAGGGTTTCGGAAGGAGAAAGATTAAGATAAAGAGGAAAGAGAAAGAGTCGGAGCGAGGGGCACGAAAAAGCCCCGCCGGTGAGGGCGGGGCTTGCGTTTCGATATGCGCCTCGAGGGGGCGACCATGAACCAAAATCAGGCGCTCTTGAAGACGTAGCCGGCGGCGGTGTCGCCCGTGGCCGACGCGCCGAGCATGACGTCGAAGCTGACCCAGCGGGTGCGGGTCGCCATCGAGAGCCACGTCGAGGTGAGGACCGGGAGGACCGGGCCGCTCGGGCCCTGGCCGAGGCTGCCCCGGCCGCCGAGCTGGATCGAGACCACGGATTGCTCGAGGCCGTCCATGCCGTCGCTGTTCGTCTCGGGCAGGCCGGAGACCATCGCCACCGCACCGGCACCGCCGGCGAAGCCGTAGATGTTGGTGCCGGCACCCGTCCAGCGGGTGTTCAGGTAGATGCCGTCAAAGCCGGCGAGGCCGGGACGGGGCCCGATCTCGGTCGTGAGGCTCGTGGGGAGGAGCTTGCTGTAGGCCGTGCCGTCGAGGATCAGGTTTTTGACCGGAACCTTGGCGATGCCGGCCCACGCGGTCTGGAGATTGGCGCCGACGAGCGAGGACTGCGCGACGGTGATGTTGCTGAAGTTCGTCGTGGTGAACGGCGTGAAGGCGACGTCGATCAGCTTGTTGCCGAAATTCTGGAGGTTGATGTCGACGAGCTGGTCGAGGCGGAAGCCGTTGTTGAGCTCACGGGGCGTGAGCTGGAAGCTGACGCTGTATTGCGAAACCAGCACGTTGACGTTGCTGATGTTGCTGTCGCCGGATTCCCAGTTGGTGGGATTCGTCTGGACGGTGGCGCCGACGGTGGCGACCGGGATGCGGACGTTTTGGCCCTGCGTGAAGGACTCCGTGGAGAAGTCGGTCGAGAAGGCGGAGAACGGGGCGAGGATGTTGCCGAGATACGTGACCGAGCGTTTGCCGATCGTATCGAGGATGAGGGAAGAGGTCAGGTTATTTGCCATGATGGAGGGCCAGCCCGATCAGGTGTGCGCGGTGAGTGAGGGGTGAGGGTGGAACTGACGGAGAGAGGGACGGAGAGAGGGAGAGAGGGGACAGGGGACAGGGGACAGAGGACGGGGGACGGGATCAGCGGCGGGTGGTGCGGCGGGCGATGTCGGCGCGCCAGAGGGCTTGGCTGTGGGTGGAGAGGTAGGCGCGGGCTTCGGAGCCCTCGAGTTTTTCGTAGGCGGCGAGGTGGGCTTCGTCGCTGAGCTGCTCGGCGGCGGGCGCGGCGTTGGCGTCGATGTGGGCCACGGGCGGGTGGCCAGTCTTCGCGAGGGCGAGGGTGGTCTGCTTCGCGACGTGGGACTCGAAGGCAGTTTTGATCGCGGCGGGGGTGTCGGCGCTCTGCATCTCGACGATGCCGAGGGTGGAGAGGACGGACGTGCGGGCGGCGAGGGAGGCTTCCAGCGAGGCGACTTCGCCGGCCCTGGTCTCGAGGGCAGACTTGGCCGAGGCGAGCTCGAGGGACAGGGAGGCGACCTGGCCGGCGTTGTCTACGGACGCGAGGTGGGCTTTGAGCGACTCAGGGCCGGCGGCGAGGAAGGCCTCGAGGTTCAGGCCGGCGGTCGTGAAGAGGGCGGCGACGGACTCGAGGGTGGCTTTGGAGGTGTCGAGCGTGCCGCGCGCTTCGGTAAGGGTCTTGGGGGCGAGGCCGAGGGCAGAGAGGACGGAGGAGAGGGACATGGGAAGTTGTGAGTGGTTAGGGTGTCAAGGGGCTCAACGGGAAAGGGTCGAGACGAGGAGAGCGCGGGCGGTGGCCATGTCGCCGATGGCATCGATGAGATTCGCGGCGAGGGCGCCGGATCCGCTGAGGACTTGGCCGCGCATGGCGGAGGCCGGGACCATGCGGTGGGCGAGGATGTGCGCGGTGAACTCCCCGAAGGAGGCGTCGACGCTCTCCTGGAGGTGGGTGCGCTGGGCGGCGGTGAGGCTGCCGCCGAAGCCAAGGGCCTTGAGGTCGCCGCCGGTGTTGACGATGGGATCGGGGCGGAGGCCTTCGCGTTCGTATTGGGCGGAGGTGTCCATCCAGGGGATGTAAACGCCGATGGAGCCGACGGAGGCGGACTGGGTGGCGACGATGCCGCGGGTGCCGGCGGCGAGGTAGTAGGCGGCCGAGGCGATCATGTCTTCGGTATAGGCCACACAGGGCAGGCGGTCGGACGCGAGGAGGTCGGCGATCTCGGGAGTGCCAGTGACGGTGCCTCCGGGCGAATCGATGTGGAGGATACAGCCGACGGCGCCAGCGGTGAGGGCGTGCTCGTAGTCGGCGCGGATGGACTCGAAGGACGTGGCGCCACACGACTGCTCGATCTTGGAAAGGCCTTTGCCGAGGGGGCCGAGGATGTGGATCGTGGCGATGCCGTCGGAATCGATGACAAGGCTTTTGCGCTGAGGGAAGAGGTCGGCGAGGGGCGAGTCTTCGAGGCGAAGATCGGTGGTGAGGGCGCGCTCAAAGACCATGCGGATGGAGGCGTGGGACTCGGGCGTGATGAACCAGGGGCGGTGGTAGATGTGCTCGGCGAGGTGGAGGAATTTCATGGTAGGGCGCCGGGGCGGCGCCAGTTTAAGGGTGGAAGTTTAAGTAAAAGGAGGAAATCAGTCTTCGTCGTCGGCGGGGTCGGGCTTGGGATTGGCTGGCGCACCCTGCGCCCCGGTGCGTTGGACGGTGTTGCCGAGGTCGCCGAGGATTTGCTCGAGGGGGACTTCGGGATACTTTTTCTGGATTGCCAGGGCTTCCATGTAGGCCCGGGCGCGCTCGGTGTAGACTTCGGCGCTCGTCTTGCCGTCGCGGGCGTGGAGGGTCGACATGGCGACACGGCCGGCGGCGACGTCGTCGAGATCATACTTGGCGCTGGCTCGGTCGACTTCGAACCAGGGCGGCGGGGCGATGCCCCACATCATCGTCTCTTCGTGGAGCGGGAGGACGCGGAGGTCGGGGCCGGCGAGGACGGCGGCGGTGTAGTTGGCCACGCGGGCAGCGGCGCGGTCGAGGGTCGTGAACGTCTCGCGGATCAGGGTGTTGATTTGGTCCTGCAGGGCGCGGTTGCTGGCGCCTTTAAGGGCGGCCGGATCCAACATCTCGGCGCGCCAACGGATGCCGGCGGCGCCGCGGGAGTGGACGCGGGAGTCGAAGTTCATCCACTGATCGGAGGGGCGTTCCGATTGGTGGGCGGTGACGCTGTAGCCGGTCTTCACGAAGCGGGTGCGGCCGCGCGTGGATTCGACGGTCTCGGTGGCGCCAGAGCTGGGGGCGCGCGGGGCGGAGAAGGCGGCGGCGGGGTTGTATTTGCCGTCGGCGTTGGTCTCGATGAGGGTGAGGCGGGCGTCTTCGATCTGCTGGTCGAGCTGGGCGGATTGGGCGAGCTCGAGGCCGATGAAGTCGAAGAGAGCGGCGGCCATCTCGGGGGGCGTGCGGCCTTCGGAGTAGGAGCGGGGGCGGGCGACGCGGAAGAGGTCGCGCGCGGAGATGTCCAGATCGTCGCTGCCTTTGGGGTCGGGGCCGAGGACGCGGTAGGCGACCTCGGTGCCGGCGGGGTTGTAGATGTGGCCGCCGGTGATGCGGAGGCCCCGGTAGGCGCCGCGGATGGTTTTTTGCGCGCCGGTGTCGGTGGTGATGGTGGTGAGGGCATCGGTGGCGCCGACGACTTGGACGGAGTCGTCGCGCTGGCCGATGCGGTAAGCCTCGAGGATCTGGAGGGCGGGGTAGCCGGACTCCCAGCGGGTGAGGAGGACGTAGAAGGAGCCGTCGGTGCCGAGGGTGGGGACGGCGAGGCGCCAGGTGGTGCGCCAGTCGTAGAGGTAGCCGCGGAGGTTGGTGATGTTCAGGGCGGACTCGAGGATGGGGAGGGCGGTGGCGCCGTAGGTGTGATCGTTGCCACGGAACTGGGGGCGGAAGTCGCTGGCGGCGACGTAGTCGGCTTTCTGGTCGAGCAGGGCGTGGGGTTGGCCATGGCCGCCCTGGGCGCGGGACTCGGAGACGAGGCGGCGGAAATTCCGGGGGGCGAGGAGGTCGATGTAGTCGCCATAGTGATTTGGAGGGGCCGGGCGGAGGCGGTCGTCGTCGGGGGTGCGGCGGTATTGGGTGCCGGTGGGGCCGGCGGGGTAGGGGTTACCCCGCGAATCGACGAGGGTGAGGAAGCCGGGCGCGGTTTGGGTGGGCATCGGGAGGCGTCGGTAGACTTAGAAGCGGGCGGAGACGGAATTAGGGGAGGGGGCGCCGTAGTCGGTGACGCCGAGCTGGAGGTAGGCGGCGGCTAGTTCATCGCCCCACTCGGTGAGGGTCATCTCGCGGCCGGCGGAGCTGAATTGGTAGGATTGGCCGTTGATCGAGGCGCCCACCAGGGAGGAGTTCGACTTCTTGACTTCGTCTTTGTAGCGCAGGCGCTCGGTGTTGAGCTCCGCCTGGGTGAAAAAGCGGTAGAGGCCGGATTGGACGGTGAGTTGGCTCATGGGGCGGAGGACGGGAGACGGGGGACGGGGGACGGGAGACGGAGGGAGGAGGGCGAAAATGAAAAAACCCGCGACTCCGGGGAGCGCGGGTGGTGATCCGAGCGCGGGGGCGCTTCGATTGGGGCGGGTGTCAAGGCGCGCGGGCGCGCCAGTTGAAGGCTGAAGGTTTAAGTTGAAGAGATCAGGTGGGGGCGAGGGTAAGGGCCGGGGTGTCCATCGTCTCGGCGCCGGTGAGGCCAAGGGCGGTGGCCATCACGACAGCCATGGCCTCGCAGTCGTCGGCGTGGTCGTTTTTCTGTCCGTGCCAGACGTGGTGGTGGGAGCCGTCAGGGGCGTCGACGCGTTTGCGGTAGTGGGCGTTGACTTGCTTGAAATACCAATCGGGAGCGTCGGAGGCAGCGGTCCAGACGGGTTCGCCGGCGGCGGTGCGGGCGTCGGGCGACCGGAGGGCGTGGAGGCGATTCAGGGCGGAGTTTTTTGAAAAAAGGGTCTCGATGACGCAGGAGTGGGTGGTGCCTTGTAGGAGGGTGCCGGTGTAGGCGTCGATGATCTTGGGCTCGGCGTAGATGCGGCGGATGCCGTCGGGGTGGGCGTAGTCGCGCTCGGCTTTGTCGCCCATCATGGAGCGCCAGCCCATGCGGGCGCAGATGGTGCGGACGCGCTGCGTGTCGTGGCGGACGTCGAGGGCGACGTGCTCCGGGGCGACTTTTTCCTCGGTGCAGACGCGGGCGATCTCGGAGGGGGAGAAGGCGATGAAGGCGAGGTGCAGGCGGGAGGCGGAGGAGCGGCCCCAGGCGCGGATGATGCAGACGAAGTGGTCAAGCTGGACGTCGACGGTGCAGGTGCGGATCTGGGCGGCGGGCCACGGGTCGCGGAGTTTGTAGGGGGTGGGGTGTTGGTGTTGAGAATGGTTTTCGGGGCGGTGATGGAACTCGGGATCCCATGTGTCGGCATCGCGTTTGAGGATGATCTGCTCGAGGAGGGTGACGGTGCCGAGAGTGGTGCGCTCGCGCTCGGCGTTGACCATCTCGCCGGCAATCACGGCCCAGGACGAAAAGGGAATGCCGGAGATGTGCCAGCCGATCGTGCGGGGCGCGGTGGAGGGGGTGGGGTTAAGGGCGACGTAGCGGCCGCGGGGGGCGGCGGCCGTGCCGTTCATGGCGAGGCGAGTGGCGGGGGTGTCGGGGTGGCGCGTGCGGCAATGGGGGCACTGGTAGGCGACGGTGGGCGCGATGCGGCCCATGTCGGCAAGGCCGGAGGGGAGGGTGTGCGTGGCGTAGACGATGCCGCCGATGCGTTCGCCGGTGGTCGGGTCTTTGTGGGTGCGGCGGGGGAGGAACAGCTCGTGACAGGTGGGGCAGCGGGGGTGCCAGGTGCGCTGGTCGGAGGCTTGGAAATACTGGTCGGCCTCGGTGTCGCGGTGCGTGCCGGTGAGCATGTGGATTTCGCGCCAGGTGCCGTGCTCGGAAAAACTTTCGCGGCGTTTGGCAATGTCGGCGCACCAGCCGGGTTCGTAGGTCCAGGACTCGTCGAAGTAGAGGGTGCGGGCGGTCTTGCTCTGGCGCTGGAGTTTGATGCCGGCGGAGCGGAGGAGAAAGTTGTGGCCGGCGGGGAATTGGAGGCGGGTGCGGGCGCGTTTGTTGGGGTCGGTGTAGAGGAGGGGGTGGAGGATCGGAAGGGCGTCGAAGAGGGGGTTGAATTTTTCGTCGCAGAAGTCGTCGATGGCTTTTTCGGGGTGCGAATACCAGAGGGCGGGGCCGGGCTCCACGAGGAAGGAGCGCATGGCGTGGAGCTGGCCGCAGAGGGTTTTGAGGAGCTGGGTGGCGCCGCGGATGAGGAAGCGGGTGCCGGGGGTCTGGTCGATGGTGTCGAGGATGTCGGGCGCGATCGGGAGATCCAGGGCGTCGAGGATGGACGGGATCGCGGCGCAATGCTTGCGGGCGAAGGCGAGGGTGGATTTGCGGCGGAGGGGGCCGGTCATGGCGGGGGCGCCGGGGTGGGCGGGGGGGCGTGCGGCGAGTTGAAGACGAGATCGAAGTGGGCGGCGCCGTGCTCGAGGTAGTCGTCGGTGGTGTCGCGGAGTTTCTCGAGCGCCCAGGAGGGAAGCGAGTTGCGCGCGGCGTGGGCGGCAGAGCGAGCAAAGGGAACGAGGAAGCGAGAGGAGAGCAGCTCGGGCTCGAGGATCGCGCGGGCCTCTTCGGGGAACGAGAGGTTGATCAGCCGGCGGGAGAGGTGGTCGAGGTGGCCGTCGACGGCGCGGAGCGACCAGTAGGCCAGGGCGGCGATCAGGGCTTCGGCGGCGGGGCGCGGGAGCATCTCGCCGGCTTCGCGGCCGAGCCGGGAGGAAAGCGTCTCCTCGTCGTAGAGGACGGAGGAGATGAGCTTAAGCGCGTCGGTGGCGTCCTTGACCCCGGAGAGATCGCCGCGGGATTGGGCGAGGCCGAGCTTGTAGTCGGCGAAGGCGCGACGGTGGCGGAGGGACGGAATGACGTTGGAGGCGTCGGGCGGCGGCGCGGGGTGGGAGAGCAGGAACGCGGCGTAGTCAGGATCGAGGGGCGACGGGGCCGCGAGCGGGGGCAGGCCGGGGACGGCCACGGCGGCATCGGAGTCGGTCGAGGGGGCGAGCGGGGGCGCAGGGTGGGAGGTGGCTCCGGGAGGTTGAGCGTGGGGGGAGCCGGGGGGCCGGCCTGCCGCGATTTCCGCGGGGGACTCGGGGACGGCGAGGCTCGGGAGGGGGGCGCCGGGGTGGCGCTCGGCGAAAAGGCGAAGCTCGGAGACGCGACGGCGGAAGCCGCGAGCGAACTTGTTTTGAGACGCGGAGGGAAAGCCTGCGAACCACGCGAGCATGGCCGGCGTGTCGGAGACTGGCACGGGCGGCGACGACGCGAGCCACTTTTGGGCCGTGCGAAGATGCACGGCCCAAAACTTCGCGACCATTGCGGCGGAAGTGGATGCGGTAGGCATACGCAGCGAAACGAAACGAGGATTCAACGTGTCGCGCCCAAAAATGCGACGCGAG